GTAGCACGATAGACTGTTCCTAGAAGTGCTGTACTAACACCTTTAGGTTCGTGTAGCTCTGTGCCAGTTAACGTGCTGTGTGCAATTGTAGCCATAAATTTCCTATCAAAAAGAAAGGGGAATTACCCCCTTCCTTCATACTACATTAGATGTAGCGTACAAATACGTCAGCATCACCAGCGGTATAAGCACCGGTAATAGCAACGTCCAAAGTGCCTGCTGCTGCATACACCTTGCCAAGGGCTTTAGCCGTACCGTCAGTAGCACCGATAGCGTAAGCGCCACCTGCACGTACCGTAGCACCTGCTGTCAAGTTAGCGGTAGCTCCTTGAGTGGCTGAAACCCAACCATCTGCATCAGAACCATCACCAACTTCAACCTTAGTACCACCAACCCAAGCAGTACCAACTTTTACAATCACATCTAGCACCACTGAGCCAGCAGGCAAGCTAATGCCTGCACCAGAGCTTTCGTAGGTAATAGCTAGACGAGCTTCTTTAACGACACCATCGGTTTCAATGATGCCAGCGACATTACGCTCTGGGTAGTTAGGGCCAAAGCCCACAACCAAACCATCAGCGTTAGTCCATGTAGTTTGACGAGTCATGTTATATTATCCTTTCAATTATTAGATAGTGCTCTTAGAAATCACACCAACCACACATTCAGGACGGTACAACTTCAAACCAAAACGTGCGTTCATCACGTATTCGTCACGACGCAAGTCTTTGTTACGCTCATACTCGACGTTAGGCATTTGACGATATGCACCCACGAATGGAGTCAAATCACCGCCTACAGACATGAACATGTTTGTAACAGGGGAAGCAGGTACACTTACTGAGTCTACAGAGGTATCTGTAGGTGTAGCCAAGAAGTTAGACACATACACGTCAAAACCAAAGATGTTTTTAACAAAGCGCATGCCGGTAACGCTGTTTACAAAGCCACCGTTAACAATGCCTTCAAAGGCAGGGTTGTTAGTGAATGCTTGTGCGCCCACCAAGTTATTGAACACATACTCTTGTGAAGGATCAATAATTGCTACACGTGAGCCACCTGCTTGAGCTTTGTCCAAAGCGTATTTAGCTTTAGCAAAGTCATCCAGAGACAACACAGTGTTTGTTGCACCAGAAGCAACAAAACGATGGTCAGCACCGTTAATGGTGTTGGTATCGTTAGCAGTCTGGGTATTAATCAGACCCATAACAGAGCCTTCCAAGTTTTCGTCCAATGCACGGCGCATCTTGGCAGGGAACATGCCAATCAGTTGTTGTGCATAAAAACTATCTTGTTTAGCTTTGTCGGTAATGTACGTAGCAGACTCAACGTAACGGTCAATGCTGAACGTGAATTCACCAGTGTCCATTGCGTCATACGTCACTGGCGTAGACTCTGCAACTTCCCGCATTGGCAGTTCACCAATAGAAGGGATGTTAAATTGATTGCCGTCAGGGAAACCATTCAACATACGGACATATTTAGTGCCCATCAATTGCTCTTGTAAGATATCTTTTAACTCTGAAGACCAGAGTTCTGTACGAACTAGATGTTCGTTGACTTTTGCGTAATCGGTTCCAGCCATTTAAATCTCCTTATTGACCAAAATATAAGGTCGGGTTTTTTGTAACAGTTTGTTGTAGCTTGAACTGGAATTCTTGTGACCAATATTGTGAAGGATTTTCAGAACGAATCTTTGCAGCCCATTCTTTAGTGCCCTCAACATTAGCACGGTTACCTCCAGTAGAAGGTACAGAAGTTGTGTTCATAGAACCTGTATCCATGTTATTAGTAACACTAGGTGTTCCTGCAAACAAGCTTACAAATTCTACGGGGTCAGTAGCGGCTAAATCCATCATAATTCGGAGTTTATCTTCGGTATTTGCACGTTGTTTAAATACTTCCATTGCTTTGTCGCCAAACTGATCTTTCATGAGTTTATCAGCTTTTAACAAATTTTCCGTTTTACGTTGTGTTTTTTCTCTACTGGATAACGTCTTCTCTACAAGCTGTTGTACAATTTCAGGATTAAATTCCTGAGCAGGAGAATTGTCGTACTCTGGTACTTCGCGTTGTGTTGACATACGTTCTAAAACATCATCGATAGTCTTAGCAGAACTTGCTTGCTCACGTAGTTTACGATTCTCTTCTTTGAGTTGTTCAATAAACTGGTCAGCATTAGAGTAGGCTTTTGCCAAATCTTCTGGTGTTTTATATTTTTGACCATCTCCAACAAGTGCTGGAAATAAGTCTCCATCGGTTGTCGCCTCTGGGGTTACTGGGGTTTCGTTGGTATTGTCACCCTCGTTAAAAATTGTAGCATCGGTCATGCTGTCTCCTAAATATGTGTTAGAGTCTGTTTTTTTAAAAAGGTCACATTTTAACTGCATTAGGCAGTAAGTTAGTAACCACATCTATCATACGACACTGGCCTGCATTGTAAGCCAGTTTAGCATAATGATTAGGACAGTCAAAATCATCCTTTTTAACTGTGTCTAATTCTTTTTCCATAGCTTTTAAAGTTTTATATAAGCTTTCTAGTATGTAACTAGAATTATTCCATAGCTTAATAAACTCTTCATTACTAATATCTTTAGGTTTGTTGTTTAATAATACTTTATTCATATATACCTTATATACTATTATTGTACCATACCTTGCTGTTCATTGTCAATCTCTTGTGGAGGCATACTTGCTTCAGGCGCTCCTTGAGGATCAACTTGGTTTTCAACACTCAAGTCTTCTTGTAGCTGGTTGATAATACGCTGGCTATCTGCTTGCTCAAACAAAGCTGCATTATCTTGCACAATCTTATAATTTTGCCAACCTAAGTTCTCCTCAAGAGCTTTAGCAATAGCTTTACCACTAATATGTGCAGCCACAGTAGGGATAGCTTGAATAGTCTGGATCGTTTGGGCAAGTTCTTGTATGAATTTAGCCTGATCTGCAAAGTGCCTAGCACCCACGGGGTAAATTTTTCCAACAGCAACCAAATCTTGCTTTGTAACTTCAATAAATGTTTCAGTTCCATACTCCTCATCTACAGCACGAATACGCTCTACGCCTTCAAAATTACGTACAGCTTCAGCTAACATACCATTAAGTAGTGGCTCAAGAATGTTTCTTTCAAACCAACTTACTTTACTTTGAAAAATACGACCAGCAGAATTCTCTAGTGCTTGCACTTCGTATTTAGTTTTTTCTCCGGGAGTACGAATACCCATTGCTTGTTTAGGAGCACCGGCTAATTCTTCCATTCTACTCATTAGTTCACGGATCTGCATATCTGCATTCAACGCAGTAGCATCTGGACGAATAAATTCAACATCTCCTTCATCACCTACAAAGATAGTAGCTCCGGGTTCGTATTCAAACTCCTCAACAGTACTCCCTTTAATTTTAACTACAGGATAGGCAATTAAATCAAAAACATCTGCCTTTAAGTTTTCTAAGTGGTCAATGCGATATTGCATACCAACTAATTGGTCAAGAGGCCCTTGTGCCCACAAGTTGTCAGAACGCAGTCTCCAACCACAGTGATAGATTGGTTTAGAAGCTGTCCATAAGGGATTGTTTTGCTTACGTAAAACCCACTTACGGTCTACAACCGTTACTAGTTGATTCCGCAATAACTTCTTAGTATCAGGGTCATATATGTCACCCCAAAACTCTAGCAATTCAACCATATCACTATCTAGGTATTCTTCTGTAGATCCAAATCCATCTATAGATAAGTTATGTGTCTTCTTAAATTCAGGATCGTCACGATAGCTTTGGCGAAAAGCCATTACTTTAGCAACCACACCTTTATTATAATTTAATGCTGGTTTAGTTTCTATGTCTGTAAGCAAATCTCCAATTGACTTTAACATACGGCGCACAATAGGTGTTTGCTCAAATGTTTCAGCTAAAGGATTAAATACAATGTCAGAAGGATTAATACGATAGGCTTTAGGGCCTGCGTATTTGTTTATAATCTTACCATTGCTATCTGTAATTGTATCTCGTACAAAATCATATGTAACTAATACATTACCAAAATCAATGTAGTCATAAACTAATTGCGAAACTAGCAATTCAAATCTAGAAGCTTTTAATTTTTGCTTCATATAATTAGTAATTGCATATCGTTTTGCTAATAGTTCTGGAGCTTTATCATCTGCTTGCCAGTAAAACCAGTTATCAGAAGGGAACAATGCTGCCATGTAATTAGCGTGTAAGTTATCTCGTAATTGAGTTAGCTTAGGAGTTACTGTGGAATTCTTCCACGGTAATTTGCTATTAGATGTTTTACGTGTATCTGTTGCGTACAAATAGTTACGTAACTCTTGTTGGTCTGATTTCCATTGCGAACGTGAGCTATCCCAACGTGTCCACATGTCAGAAATTTTAGTGGCTAAAGAATCATCATCAAATGATGTTTGAATGTTTTCGTTCATAATGTTAAGCGTTAATACGCTACTCCTCCAAATTTACTATTAAATTGAACTACGTTGCTACGTTTGTTCCAAGACTTATACCCCATAGGAGCCTTACAAATCTCTACACAAGCTGCTACAGCATCTTTTACGTCATCGTGCTCAGGATTGTTCATGATGAGTTCTTCTTCTAAAATCTGGCAATTACCGCCTTTATAGTGCCAAATTTGATTATTGTTGTACCTAGGTTCTAGGATGGTTGCAATGCGTTCTGCCTTACTCATGTTGCGTGGAGGGTTGTACTCATCAATTGTAAACACAATGTTTTGGCTACGCATGTAGTCTTTAAACTGGCCTACAATTAATCGTTGAGCAGCAACTACCTCACAACGCATTTTCTTAAAGCGCCATTTACGAAATACTGTTTCTGCTTTTTCGTACATAACGCTAATCTTATTTGTTTTAAATCTATCTATATCTAATACGTAGTAATTATTATCTTCATCTACACCTATAACCGCAATTACTGTGTAATCGGAATTAGCATTAATTGTATACGCGAAATCCATTGCTGCGTAAATGTGAAGCAACTTATCTCCCATATACCAAGCACCACTTACGTTTTCTACTTTATTGCGTTCGTAATAACTAAATCTACTACGATCAATTAGTTGTGTTTCAACAGCATTGGGGTTATTGTAATACTGAGCATAAAACTGCGTTACATCTAAATACTTTGCTTTTTTACGAGCAAGCTCACGAGCATCAAACCCAAATGTTTTTCCGTCAGTGCGACGTTGCTTAGGCCATAAAAACTCACCGTTAGTCTCTACAGTACGCTCATACGTTTCATAAACTTCAAGCTCTGTTTCTTCATCCGCATCGTCTTCAAAGTATACTTCAGTCATTTCCATCATGTCTCGGTACAAGTCAGCAGGGTGGTAACGAGTACCAACAGCCCACTCTTTAGCACCTGTAGACTCAATAGAAGAAAGCTGCGAATAAAACGCTCGTACTTGGTCACGACCCAATTGAGAATAGGCGTTATCAGGAACAACTACATCGTCTAGGACGGCTACATTACAGTGTAAGCCTGTTACGTTTGCGGTAATACCCGCAGCTTTAATCGTTGCGTCACGAATACCTTCTGCTTTACGCTTAGGGTGATCTACGCTAATTTCATCTACTGACCAACGTTCCCGCTTACCTTCCATCTCATTAACCATCTCAGGCCAATAGAAACGATAGATATCGGACAATAGAATGTCTTTAACTGCTTTTAATTGCTTTTCTGCTAAGTTAGCAGTAGCCGATACGTACAGTACAGTAGTTTCAGGGTGCTTAGTAATCCACCACGCAACTCTATAAGCAATCATAGCACTCTTCTGATGGTCACGCGGTAGCAATACTAACTGGTTGTCTTTAGCATCCTCACGATTCCACCAAGAACACAGTTCTTCGTGTACAGCACCAAGCATACGGTGTGGAGCAATCAACCTAATGAAGGTTAGTAGATCCGCTTCCGCAGCTTGTTTAACTAGTTCTTTTTCTGTTAGCATTTCCACTTTCTAAGCGCTAAAGCTTTACGTGTAGGGCTACCGTCTGGTTTTTTCATAGGGCCTTTAACGCCACCCATACGAGCGCAGAAAGAACGCTTACGAGCACCGCCTTCAGGCTGTGGACGCTTTAAGTTGCTTCCTGTAGCTGCGTTAATGCGCTTGCGACCAGATTCGGATAAACCGCCGCTTGGATTCTTATCACTTTTTCGTAGCGATACTTTTTTCTTAGTAGCCATTATTTACCTTTCTTAGCGGTTTTAGCAGAACGTTTAAATTGTTTTGCCGTAGGAGCACCTTTCTCTCCTACTTTACGCATTTTTTCGCCACTGCCTTCTTTAATGCGCTTACGTTTTTTATGAATGTTTTCGTATAGTCCAGCCATTATTTCATTTTTCCAGTTTTAGTGCGTGAAAAACTACGGTTAGCACTCTTACTAGTAACACGTAAATTACTACGACTAGTACTACCACCTTTACTTAGAGCACGTTTGTGATCTACATCTTTACCGTCACCTTTACTAACTTTACCTTCACGAGCTAACTCACGTCTTGCTTTGTTTCGTTTAGCACGATTCTTTGCGTTCTTATCGTCATTAGGTTTTTGTTTAGCATAGTCACGCTCACCATTAGTCATATACGGCATTAGTGTTTACTCCCACTAGAAATACCTAAACGAGCCATATCACCAGCAATTCTGCCTGTAGGTATAGCTATCTCTACCTTCTCTTGTTTTGGACGGCCTACAGCCTTCTTAGAGGCTTCTGAGGCATACCCTTTATCTGCTAACCATTTAGCTGCCGCAGTGCCTCCCGGTTGTTTAGCATGTGACTTCATCTGAGCAATAGCCTCGCTACGTAGCTTAACTACCAGCTCCTCTTGCCATTTGTCTACATGGTGTTTAACCATAGGGTGATTACGCACTTCGTTCCAGTGCTCCCAGTCGCCAAGAAGATGCATTGCAGCTTGATACTCAGAAGGATCACGTAGATCTAAAAATACTTCTTTCCACTCTTTTAAAGTGTAGATAGGTTTAAACTTAACGTCAGGACGAGCAAACTCTTTAAACAATCCTAGGATTA